GTGACTCGTTGGGATCGTTGCGTGTAAAGAAGAACTCATTCACCTGCCGATCACCATCAGCGTCAACTTCTCTAAACTTATTAACGTGAGGCGTTAGCTCCTCCATCACTTCACGCTTGATGCACATAAAGCCTGTACCTGCTGCCTTAACAGGAAAGGGTTCAGTCAGTGGAACTACCTGCGCTTCTAGTCGCTCTAGAAATTGCACAATCAACGTGCCGCTGTACTCGGCTAACTTCTCAGGGGGTTCACCCGACGTTGCTGCCTTGTGCACCATTTCCCAGTTAATTTTCTTTTGTGGATACACCCCTGCAATAACAGGTTTGTTAGCAGCAATCAGCGATAAAAAGTCAGACGGTTTGAACTCAATGTCGGCATCGATGAAAAACAAATGCGTGAAGTCGTGCCTAAGAAACTTATCTGCTAACAAGTTACGTGCATGAGGGATCAAGCTGTTGTTAAACATAAACGCAAACGACACGTCGGTTTTGTACTGCTTGGCAAAGTTAGGCAGTTGCGTTGCCGACTGCGTGTATACACCTGTACACATACCACCGTACATAGGTGTCGCCACTAAAACTTTTGGGTTATCTAGGTTGCTCACGTCGTTCCTTTTCTTTAACTCTTAACATCGCATCAGCAATGATGTACGCAAACTCGGCAAATGCGTCCTCGGCTTTGGTGTGTGGCATCTGCCCCCACTTCCCCGCCAAAATCCCTGTGATGGCAGCTTTCGCAAACTCATCACGTAGTTCTTCTTTAGTCATAAGACCCCCATTTGTAGTGCTTCTTTAATTTCTTTCTCTGTACGAAATTTTCCTGTTGGGTTGGTAAAGCGCAAACTTTGAATGTGCGCCCATGCGGGAAACCAAGTCTTCAACATATCGCGTAAGTGCTCCCGCCTTGCTGCACTATCGCGCTCGATCTTTTTTCGTAGGTCTAGCTCCTTCTTTTCTTCTTTACTCAGCGTCGGAGCGTTTGGGTCTTTTTCTTCTTTTTCTTTAGGTGCAGGGGCAACTGCAACTTTGATCTGAAGATCCTTTTCGATGTAGTTGAAAAACGATTTAGCCAAGAGCTTCATGTTGTGCTCGTAGTGGTTTTCGTCGTATACATCCTTAAGCGGACTTGGCTCCGGCTTCGGTTCTTCAACAGGCTTTGATTCTTCAACAGGCTTCGCCTTCACGACAGGCTTTGTATCGGGAAGTAAATAATAATGGCGAGTAATACCATCATCATCTGTTTGCGAAATAAACTCCAGCTTTCCCTTCTTGACCAACGTGCTAAAAATTTTGCTCGCGGTTTTAGAGTCTTTCTTCAGATGTGCACCATACTGCTTTGAACTAACGGGTGCGTTCTGGCTTTTAACAAACGCCCAAGCCTTCTGTTCATCTTTAGTTAGGGGCATCGAGTCTCTCCTTTAGCCAAAGAATGCAGCAACGTACATGGAAGAGGGCTTCCTCTGCGCTAGTCAGTGCATCTTTTTTGTTGTTGTCATTCACGTTGTCATAGCACTTCTTCAACTCCATGTGGGCTCGTTGAAGGTGTGCACTTATATCTTCCATACCATTCTCCATTTAACAAGAACCATAAGAAGCGCCGTACCCTGCTTCGCAGTTCAACGGCAGATCAAGAGCCCAATCAGGGCGCAACCGCATACATATCTCTACAAACTCTTTAGCAGTTTCAATTTCAGCTATGGGTGCTACACACGCAATCGCATCGTGCACCGTCATCACCACTCGATACTTCTTTGCAATGATCAGCATCTGCTCACCGATAATGATCCGAGCTAATGCTTGGCAGACGTTCTCAATAAGTTTGCCTCCGTATATCTTGGTAGGTATCATCGCTTTACCTTTTTTCGTGTCGTAAACGTAACCATCGTTACTCTTACGCAAGTTGGGGTATTTCAAATACAAGCCGTTTGGCAGTCGTATGCCCTTGCGCCCCTCAACTTGAAGCACACCTACTCGGCCTAGCTGTTCGCTCATGTCGGCGTACATCGCATCAAGTGCGCGGTTGGCCTGATTCCAAAGACTAGGTATCCAATCGTAGGTTGTTCTGTACGTATCAATAATACGTTTAGCTTCCTCCATCTCGATAGCTACACCAAAGTTTTGCAACTGCCTTTGAAACTTTACTGGCCCCATGCCGTAGCCACTGCCAAGGATGGTGGTCTTACCTACAAACCGCTCGTCTTTGGTTATATCCTCAACAGGTTTGTTATAAATTGCTGAAGCCATGATGCGATAAACATCTTCGCCCTTTTCAAAAGCTGACACCAAGTCATTTTGCTCGGCAAGCCATGCGAGGGTACGCGCTTCAATCTGTGAAGAATCAGAGTCAACGATGTAGTACCCATGCGGTGCAATGATTGCGTGTTTAAGTTGCGAGCCTCGTGGGAGGTTTTGCAGATTCAGCTTGTCATCCCCACCCCAACGTCCTGTATGTGCGGCGTAGTAACGTAGAGGCACAGGCAACTTGCCACGGTTAGCGATCCCGATTAACCGCTCGGTTCTTGTTTCAGTGAGCGTAGACTTAACGCCAAGTCGTGCAGCAACAACAGCTTGTACCGACGTAGACGGATGTTCTTGCAGCTCAAGAAACTCTTCGTCATTCTTAGCAAACGCATAAGTCTCTTTGCCTGTGGTCGGGCTGATCTTCATGGGCGGGTTCACACCAAGCTCTCGCAGCGCGTTAGCTAGTCGGTCGTTACTCATCAAGTCTTCGCGTGAATACCCCGCAGCCGAAAGCAAAAGCTCTTTTGACGATTTCACACCCGATAAAAAAGTATCAAGTACGTGCCTATCCAATAGCAATACAGGATCGGTAAACATCTTTAGCGTTACATCAATCAGCTTAAGCTCCGACCAAGGAAAGTCTTTACTCATCAACCGAAACAGATCGTAAGTAAGAGCAACGTCATTGGAGCAATAAGCACCGTACCGATCAAGATCGACAGGATCAAAATCAAGTCTGTGTTTGCCGAGCGCATGGATCACCTCGTCGCCTTTTTTGCCAACCCCATAGTGGGAAGCTAGCACCGCGAGGCTACCGCCAACCTCTGTTCCATGCAGGGCTCGCCCCATGCACAGTGTGTCAAGGAATGCTTTCGGCTTAATTCCGTACACCCAAGACAGGATGGCTCCATCGAACATCGCGTTGTGAGCTAGCACTAGGTGCTTCTCTAAGCTAAAGCCTTTCAGGAACTGGTGCGATTCTTCTGTCCCCCCGCTAAACCAAACGGGCTCGGCATCAGCTACTTTCACTGATACGCCAATGACCTCAAACCTTTCATCTCTAATGTATTCTTCCGTAGTCATCTTCGACAAGCTATAGTCCTTGTCGTAGTACGTTTCAAAATCTATGGTAATCATATTCATTGTGCTTTGACTTCCAATATCCTTAGCCAACCTTCAATAGCATGTAAGTTGTTTTCGTTTACAACCACGGCAACCCCTCCTGCGTCTATGATCTCTTCTAAGTTTTTGGCTTGCAGTACCGTCGTCATGTTGCCAGATGCCTTTGCTTCAATAGCCATAAAGAATCCTTTGTAGCAACAAATAAAGTCAGGCACTCCCGCATTACCGTAGCCCGAACCAATCGGCATGACGTAGTACACGCCGTGGGCTTTCAGTATCTTTTTTATCTTGTCCTTAACTTTAGCTTCAGGTGTTTTAGCCATGCGTCACTCCACTAAAACCAAATTCTACCACAACTTTTGACAATGTCAAAAACAAAAAAACCGCACCTTTGTGGGGTGCGGTCAAGCCTAACAATGTTAGGGTCAGAGTTTGTGTCGGCTATGCAGCTCTATCTAAGTACCTCTTAGCCAATGCTACGTCATTCATTGCTATGTACTTCACTGCATTTCCCAGGTTGTAATCCAACCCGAACTTATTAACGAACCAATCCACCATATCCATCTGCGCTACGTTAGCTCGTGCAGTGTCGTGGATTTCAGTAGATATTTGCTCAGCTACTGGTTCTGGTATTTCAACCCCATCGACTGCTATAGGCACTTCTTGTTTCATTGCCCAACGTACGTTGTACACAGCGTGTGCCGGTACGCCAAGGTGTTTGGCTACGTCACTAGCCTTAACGTACGGGTTCTTCTCAAGGTACTTTCTGATTCGTGCTGCTCTAGATGTGGCTTTGGCCATGATTACTATCCTCAATATGTTTAATTAAAACTGCTCTAATTGCAGACTGCATGTCATAGGGATGGTTTGATTTGAACCAAGTGTGCACATACTCAGGTAGACGTATACTCGTGCCCAACATGGATGGCTTCTTACCTTTCCCCCGACCCTTTCGTTTAGGCTTAGACTCGTCCATACTCAGTCGCAAGCCTTTCAACAATTCGTTGTTGATCTAAGTCGGCTACCCTTTGCCGCTCGGCTAAAACCTTGGGGTCTTTCCAAGGTGGGAGTTGTCCTATCTTCTCCCACTGCCGAACAAAGGTAGCCAACACGTTTGTGGATTCTGAAGTAGTCTTAACGCTCATCATTATCTCCGTGTTGTCAAGTAGCCTAACAATGTTAGGCTTCATCCACTAGAACTAAAAAGGTATGGTCGTTTACTCGTACGCCAACATCAGGAACAAACTGCTCGTCGTTCTGTATCAGCTTAAGTAAACCTAAAGATTTACGCACCCCCATCGGCAGTGTCTCGTCGTTATAGATTGCGACTTGTTCTTCAGCACGTACAATATAACCTCCCCTGTCAAGTAACACCAAGGCAGTGCGCTTGTTTGAGGTTTGAACCATCTCACGCAAGTCCTCAATGCTACGCATCTCAAAACATGCTTGTTCATACTTGAGCATGTCCGCCGCTCTAATAAACGGAGCAATATGGTCGGCAATCTGTGGGTTTGCCTCCATGCGTGTAAATAGATCGTCAACCATAGAAGTTTTTGCATCTCTCCTCTGACGCTCCGCTGTCCAAGTGTAAGTACCTAGTATGCTAATAACAGCTTTAATTGCCTCCTGACACATTTTCTGTACAGAGCGAGGGTTAAACTTCTTCTTAACCGTAGCCAGCACAACGTCATGCTTCTGTGTACGTAGAAAGCTGCCACGCTCCCGCTCTTCACTTATGGTTTCGCTGTACAACGCAAACGCCGAACCGTATGCGCGAGAGTAAACTGTGCTGACCTTACCAACTTCTTTACCCTCCTTGAATGCTTCAAGGTCTGTAACTCTGTACCTATGAGAATTGTTTAGCTTTCGCGCCCGTACTACCCACTCGATATGAGGAAACTTCGTAACCAAAGGCCATGCAACATCGGCAAGCATTCCAGCAAATTCAAACTCAAGGGTTTGCTTATCTACTACGTCAACACTTACAAGCCGTACGTTGGATTGCAACATCGCTTGGTTAGCAAGCGACCGATTAGAAAGGATTTCGTGCTGTTCCATACTTACCTCTTACCAAGAAAATTTGCCAAGGATGCCATCGACTTTTGATTTCAAATCTTCACGCGCATGTACGTCTTCTTTCAGCGAGTTGAGATTTGTGCCTAACATTGTTAGCTCCAGTTGCTGTCTTGCTTCCTCCAATTTGGGATCATTGGTTATGTTCATAGCAGTAAGCAATTGGCACAGCTCCAACGGGTTGGTAATGAATGAGTCATGCCAACGCATGTTTGCTTTTTCGTCCCTACCCTTAGCCAACTTAGTTGACATTGCAGTGAGCACTGTATGCAACCGCTCCCACGGCGTACGCATAGCCTCTGCCATCTTCTCAGCTTGTTGGTTCTCAAACGATTGCTTGATCTCCTCTAAGTCCGTAGCAGGAATGTCCAAGCGAAAGTCTCCCGACTCAGGCACAGGCTTGATCGTTAGATTGAACGCAAACTTCTCCTTCACCTCATCAAGAGGGGGATAGTCGTCAGGGTTGAACAGTCCTACTAAGTTAGTTTGTGCTTGCTGAATAAGCACTGCGTAGTTCTGAAAGAACGTGTTGCACATACTATCGAAGGTATGCTGAAACGTGTTCATGCTGATCTTGTAATCCATGAACAACTTAGTCGGCAACAACCGCTCGCCTTTGTCGGCCCAAGGCATTGTGCGTTGGTTGTTGTACAAGCGAGCGCGAGCTGCGTAGTTCTCAATGTCCTTGCGTAAGGACGTACCCGCAAACAAGTTCTTGCGAAATTGTCCTGCGTCGGCAATCGCTGATGCAGCACTCGTGATTTGATCGCTGACTTTGCTGTCTTTGATCGTAGCAGGCCACACACTGATATTCAGTTCGACCAATACTGCTGATGCGCTAATACTCATTTGATTTTCCTCTAACAATGTTAGGTTAAGATTTACTGATAGGCTTGCCAGCCAACTTTGCCATCTCATATATGCGATCATGCACAATCTTCATGGTCGGCATATCATCTTGGGGATACGCATAGTACAAATAATGCGACTCCCCTGTTTCCGAATCTGCTTTGGAAACCCACTTCTCTTCCCACTTATAGGCTCGCTCAAAAATGCCAGCTAAGATCATTGCATCTTCCTTAGTCACAGCAAGTGTTGAGTTGTAGCCAAGACTTATAACAACCATGCTTACCCCCGTATCAAATATGTATGGTTTTACCGTGTGCAGCTTGTGCTTTCTTGTTACCCACAATGACCCATAGGATCGGAGCCTCCCAATCTGAGCCCCAATCGCTACCAACGTATCCGTCAGTGAACATGATGATGCAGTCCGGTACAATCTTTTTGTCTTTGAGGTAACGACTAACACAGCTTGGTGCAGTGCCGCCTCCACCCTTTGGTTGTGTCGAGCTAACAATGTTAGGCACAGTCGCACTGTCATACTCCTCATGTCCCGTGACTTCGCAGTCCCAATAAATCAAATCAACCTTCTCGGGCATTATCTCTTCTGAGATATAGCGAATCTCTGAAAAGAACATAGCCAACTCATCAACGATACTTCCTGACATATCAGCGCCAAACACCAAATGCCCAACCTTCTCACCTATCAACGTAGGTAAGTAAACGTCCTGAGAAATGAATCGACGGTTTGGTCTACGCCAACTGCTCTTGTCTTTTGCAAAACAAAACGCTTTGATGAACTCGCGCAACTCCTCGCGCCAATCGATCTTGGCTTCGAGCAAGTCGGCCAACTCTCTTGGCATTCCAAGTGAACCCTTACCCGCTACTTTCTGCGCGGCTATCTGTCCTTGCCTAATTGCAGCATCGACCTCGCGCTCAAGCTCACGCTTTTGCTCGTCGGTTAGTCCATTGAACCCGTCCCAATCATGCTCATCGAACCGATCACCACCACTTCCACCGCCGCCATCTTCGTACTCCTTCTTAAGTAAGTCGAAGACTTGCTTGGTATTCATGCCTCTGTACTTCTCATCAATGAGCCCAAGCCGTTCCCCCTTCTTCGGCCCGTCCTTGTACCTTGGCATACGGATCGTTTGCTCTTGCTTGTCCAGGTCATAGAGCATGAGGTTAATGACGTAGTCGCAAGCGGCATTGCATAGCAAGTGATTCTCTTCGCTGAGTTTTCTCCACGTTGAAAAGTGCCGTAGTGCTTTGTGCAATGCCTCGTGAAGTACAACGAAGGCAAGCTCGGATTCAGTCAAGCTGTCTACGAACGCCCGTCCGTAGATCTCGTCACGCCCGTTAGTCTGTGCCGATGCAACATCGTCGGCTACCTTTGTTTTACCAATCATCAATACGCCTTGCCAAAGTGCGAACTTCGGGTTACGCATGATGGAGATTTTTACTTTCTTGAGTTTACGTTCTGCGTCCATATTGTCCTCTAACAATGTTAGGTTTAATCACAGCAAGTCTTGGTTCTTAGCTACCCACGCCGCGAACTTCTCCGACCCGAATGCAATCGCTTGCTTGCTCGGTGTACGTGCAATGTTCACAGCGAATACTGCTTGCCACTCAGCCTCGAACCGCTCGATGTAGTCCATGAAAGGCTTTATGGTTTCCTTAGTAACCCTAGCGATACCACCGAACACCACAATGGCACACGCCCCTGCGCTATCCGGCACACGCGCAGTCTTAGGTTCTTTGGTAGTTTGCTCCCACGTTGGTAGCTGATCGGAGAACTCGATGTACGCTTGCATGTCTCGCGCCGCCGCCTCACCGATTGCACCCGACAACGCCGCAATGACTGCCTCGGTGTCATTCTTGGATCGAGTCCTAACAATGTTAGAGGCAGTCTCAAGCGAGCGTGGGGATACGAACGCACGTTGAGTGTTCTTCGGGTTGAAGATATAGGGGTTCTCCTTCTGATCCCCATCAAGGTACGAAGCCATGCAATGCGGAAACTGATGCACCCAAGCAATGATCTCAGGGGCAATCTGCTTTGTGCTGTTGATCGCCCACTCGATCCACTCCTCGGAGCTAGGCTTGCGTACTACGATAGGCACAATACGATTCCAACTGTGCGCTTTCAAGTTATCGCCAACACCATCAGTGCTCAAGTTGCCCGTAAGAAAGCAGTAGGAACCTTGGGGGCGCGGTAAATCACCAAGCCTTGGGTTCGCCTTCTCGAATAGCGGATGCAACATATTCTTAACAGGCTCGGCGCCTTTCGAGAACTCATCGAGCATGATCGCTACAGGCTTGCCCTCGTGGAACTTGAACCGAGCGTTGGGATAGTACCGAGTCGTCTTGGTCGCATGGTCAATAACGGGCATCGCAATATCGCCCAAGTCCATGTTAGGTACATCAATGTATGCACAATCGCAACCAACCGCGTCGGCTATGTACTGAAGCATGGAACTCTTGCCGATTCCAGGCTCACCCCTGAGCATGAACACAACGTCGGGGTTTGTGATGATGAGATTCGCCGCTTGCTTGAGCGACACTGTTTTACCAAAGTTTAACTCTGACATTTTCTGATCCTCTGATGGTTGGATTAGACCTAACATTGTTAGGCCCGCTACTAACAAACACTCTTCTACTACAGTACATATTATACTACAAAGTTATGGACAAGTCAAGTCCGTATAGCTTAGTCCTGCCAAAAGACATAGCTTGTGTACTTGTCCGTCGGCACAACCCCTTGTGGTACTTCGACCATACTGAAGCACTTATTGCTGTTTGCTTTCAATATGATTTCGTCGAGTGCTTCAAGCATGGCAATGAAAGACACGGTTATTTGTTGGTCTTTATAAAAGTGTCTGCGCTGGCTTTGCGTTGCACAATGTGCAACTATGAGCATGGCTTTATAAAAGTCAGTCGTATCCTCACTCGTTACCAATCGCATAAACTCGTTTGCCTTGTGCCTGTAAAACTGCCACTCGGTCATGCCCGACTCGTAATTAGTCAGTTGCCCACGCAGTGTCGGCCACACTTTTTCTACAGGAACACTGAGCGACGTGCCTTGTGTGGGTTTACGTATGAGTACGAACCAACCGTTTATTCCTGTTCGCATGGGCTGTGCATCATCTCCACCGAATGTTTCTTCAAACTCGCTTTGAGGGAATATGTATAGAGGGAAAACCTTATCTTGATGAGTAGTTACAGTTAAACGGTCACGCACCTTGAGCATCAGCTCGACATGATCCCTGAACCGTCTGGTTGACTCCCTAACAATGTTAGTCTCCCGTTTGTTTATGTGGTGCGTAAACATCACAGGCTTTTCGAGCAGGTTCCAATTGCCAAGTGACGGCACAAGGCAAAACTTAGCCCTCGAAGGCAGCACAACTTTCTGGCTAAATAAGTTTTTGCCTTCCTCCACCGCATTGACATACAGCACAAACTTACCCTTGGTCGCCGTACTGCACTTCAACGCCAGCATCGTGCTCAGCATGTCGCAAGACGCAGTGTGTATCCCCCATCCCTTCGGGTTAACTGTGACTACATCCGTACCCTTGACGAACTCAATAAAGGGTTGCTTAAACATATTCACCACAATCTTGTCCGAGTCGGCAGTCACCACTCTTTCGACGTTGTAGTCGGCGTGGTATCGCCTATCACCGAGCGGTACGTAGTTCGTACCCCTTGTTTGTGCAGTCTTTTGCATAAACTTTAAGGCTTCGTCGTATGAACGTAGCCTCGCCACTCTTGCTATCGGAGAACGCATCATTACCCCCAAATTAAAAGAACAAAGAAAGTGCCAATCGCAACGATCAGCATCCCGAACGCAACCATTTCATCTGAGTCCATAAAATTGACAAAAGCTCCATAAAAGATGTACTGCATGTGAGTAACGTAGCCCTAACATTGTTAGGGCGTGGGTTTTATTCATAAATCTGAGTACACTGCGTGTACGTCACTAACACGCAGTAACTTCACAAGCAATAACTCTCACTTTTTGAGACTTCGGAATACATCATCCATCGATGCAATGAATTCTTCGTCTGAGTCGTTTGCTCGAAACACCTGAGTGACTGCTTCCATAAACGCTTTCCGCATGGCATCACGCAACGAAGCAAACGAACCCATCTCGATGGAATCCCAATAGTCCTCCTCATCCCGATCCATACTTGGGATGCACATATGCTGCGACAGGTAGAACCTTTCCACTGATACCTTCTTCAATGAACTGATCGGTTCTTCCTTGCGCTCAATCACAAACTCACCGCACTGCCACAAGTCGGTCTGCACTTCCTTGAAGTGGAAACCTTCCAACAACTTGCGTATGTACTCCGCATCTTTAGCATTCATTTCGTACCTCCAAGTTCACCTACACTGGCAATTTCCCAAACCGCATCTTTAAGAATGCCCTCGTCTTCCAAGTGTTGGAAGGCTTTGTCCTCCGCAACACTTTGACTCTCGGCTTCAACCGTTACGATCATCCAACTTGTTTTCTTGAACTCCACTTCGTATGTTTTCAGCTCGTGCGCTAACGCGCTACCCCTAACAATGTTAGTCATTCCCACGGCTCCCTCCTCCACTTGTATTGGTAGTGAGCGTTGAGCACCATGTGTGCTTCCATCGCATCACCCATTTGGTCGAACCCATACTTCATACCGTAGTCAATCGCCTCCTTTTCACTGTTAAAAAATCCGTAAACATCCATCGGCTCATAATTCCTGTGGCGCAACAGCACCCACTTGCCTGTTTCTTCAGTATTCGTATTCCCTTTCAACTGATCAAACTCCAACCAACCTTGGCATACAGGGCATTCCGGTTCAAAATCTGTGCATCTTTCGCCCAAGTATTCAATCAACGCCTCTTCGATCTTGCTCATCTGATAATCCCTCCTTTGTTGTTGATGCCTTTCAAATCTGCTGTGTCAGTGCACAAGAAGTAATTGCTCTTGTGCATAGGTACGATGCACCAATGTTTTCTTGCCAGGGCAGCGCGACTCTCGCCACACTCAAGACACACACGGTAGCCAATCTTCCAACGTGCCGGTGCGACAGGCTCGGCACAAGCTAGGCATTCGGTGGTAGCCCTAACATTGTTAGGGGTGTTCTCATTCTCCATCGACCACCTCCGGCACAAACAGATGCGGCACTCGGTGCGGCCACACACGAAACTTGAACCCGTCGTAGTCGGCAATGACTTTGGCTTCTTTGGTTATGGTGTCCTCTTGTGTCAGCAGTGTTATGTGCATGGTGCGAATGGCTTCTTGATTGAGCAGTTTCTTCCACTTCTTGATTTGCTCGTCCATCTCGTCCTTGAGTCGCTCTTCGATGATTTGGGGTTCGGCACTCCGCATACGGATGAAGTAGGGGGCTTTGTGCAGATAGGTGCACTCGTCATCTTCGTCGTGGGGTTTGGGCACGCCTAGGGTTGTGACGATGTACTGCTTAGTGATGTTGGCTAACATTGTTAGGCTCCTTCTGACTTGGTTGGGGTTGTAGTGGGTAAGTTCCCACTATGTAACAGTGTACCACAAAGTTACAGACAAGTCAATATGAAGCACAAAGTTATAGCTTCAGGGAGCAAAAAGGGGTTTTGGAATGTTACATTGTGAGAAATATAAGAACTAGAACGTCACAATAGGGGCAAGGGCAAGGCAAAAAAATTGTTGAGCAAAATCAATGAGTTATATATATATATGTATTTTAAAGTAATAATGTTACAATGTTATGCTGTTTCCAAGAGAGAGGGGGGGTAAAATTTATTTTTTGTTAGTGCTCACTAACACTTGCCGATAAGCTCTTGCGCTGCATTTACCCCCTACCCTCTATTTTTTCGGCGTAACATTGTAACAATATACTTTTCCTTTTAAAAATCAAGCACTTACGCTTTTTTCGATATTAACATTATACGTAACTTTGTATTGTTACGTAACATTATAAGCTACCGCCGCTTCGAGAACTGGTGCTAAAACCGCAAAAAAGGCGAAAAAATGCCGAAAAAACGCTTGACAAACGCAAGAAATAATGATATGCTGCACGCAGCATATCAGTTATCCACAAGCTAACGCCGCTTCGGGAACTGGTGCGGCAAGGCCGAACCTAACAATGTTAGGGCAACAAAAAACCCGCCTTTCGGCGGGTTTGGTTTTCTGGTTTGGTGGTCAATCTGCTTTGCAGATTTTCCAACCCTTTTGATAGCGTATCCATACCGTTAACCCGTGAGCTTTCGCGTCGCGGATACTTAAGTACTGGCCAGTGCGGGAATCCCGAAAGTCCTTGCCCGCTTGCCAATCGGCCAGTGCCGCCGCCTTGCTTTTATAGTCGCGCCCGTATGCGGGCGTTACATGTAGTTCCATTTTTTGCCCCTAACAATGTTAGGCCTGCCTTTCGGCAGGCCTTAGGTTTACTTAAGTGTGCTCAGGTCGATACCCAAAGCACTGAGCGCACTGCCAAGGTGCACCAAACACTGCTTTTCTTTCTCGGTCAGAGTGCCCTCCTTTTCGAGCCGACGCCCTGCTTTAAAAATGCCGCCGACGTCTTCGATTACGCGAAGGGAAAACGAGCGGGTATGCCGTGCATCGCCGCTAGACTCGGCTTCGCCGCCGCCTTCGCCGCCCTCGGCTTCAGGCTTAGCGATCAACCCAATTTGGGTCGCATAGTCTAGCGCATACTTCTTGACCATGCGCCAAGCGTTACTTGCGTTACTGTAACCGATAGCCTTGAGCCCTTTATAATACTCAGCTTTCTCGGCTTCGATTAGCTCAGGCATTTTCACGCCGTCAGTAAACCAAAGCACTCCGCCGCTGTTATCGACCAAAGCCTGAGCGTATTGGATCCTTGCACCGTAACCGGATTCAACGGCTTGGAGCTCGGCTTGGCGTGCGGCCACTAAAGTATCGGGAATAGTAATAGACATGGTAAAACCTCCTTTGGTTTGTTACCCCCTAACAATGTTAGGGGGGCATGACTAGGCTTCTGTATTACCTAACCATGACTATAATGTACTACAAACAAACCCAGAAGTCAATGCTATTCGTCGGCTTTTCTCTACCGTTTGTCGAACGGGATGAACGGTCGGATTGACCGATGAATGGTAGCCTAACAATGTTAGGGCTAATTGAGAATCATTCTCGATTACGGCTCGCTCTAGACTGGTAAGCTAGTACAGATAAGAACGTATCGCAAACAAGAATCATTCTCAATTACGAATTGTTCCAGACTGCGACCGTACCCTATCCGCACCCCACTAGCAACTAGCGATGGAACCAGGGGCACGGCCTACACACTGTGACGCTCAGTCAACACCCCTCCCCCAACTCAAAATAACTTTGTAATACCCCCACCCCCTCTATATAGAAACACCCCCCGTCAGGAGTCCCAACCTCCTCTTTACAAACCCAGTATTTATATATACAGTTGCGGGCATCTCAATCTCGGTGCCCCTATTCCCGTGATTACAGTACAACCAACCGCAGAGCACCCCATCCCATACGATCTGGACCCAGAAGTACCGGCAACAGATAAAGACAAAGTTGCTGTCGCTGCAAATACTGCGGCACTTATTGAGCAGCTAGGTGGGTCATTAGACTTCAGCCCCGAAGACGAACACAAAGCCCAAGCGTTAATCAAGGGCACACAACGTGTTGAAAAGACAGTTACTAAACCAGGGGTAGCTATTAAGTTAGCTGCAATACTTTCGCAGTACGACCATCAGGTTATTAATGATGCACAACAAGCCAGAACATTTATTACTAATAGGCTTGTGGAATTATGTACGTGCGGCGACCCAAAGATTGAAATTAAAGCTTTGGAGTTATTAGGAAAGCACAGCGATATTGGTATATTCACTGAACGTAGTGAAGTAACTGTGCATTATAAAAACTCTAATGACATTGAAGTATCAATTACTGAAAGAATTAAAAGGCTGCTGCATTCAGATACAGTCGATGTTGTGCCGCTTGATGATTTAGATGCTCAGTTAGGTACACCTGCTTTAGAACCCAAAATTATAGAACAGACAACAGAAGAAGATAAAGAAGAAGATAATGCAGCATAGGTTTACTAATTTATCTTTAACTGATGTAAAGAAAGTACTTCCGAAGCTTTCTGATTCGGAAAAAAGAAAGTTTGATGCAGAGCTGGCATTATATGAAAAACTAAAAGAACGCGAGCTTGCACAAACTAAATTTATTAAATACGTGCAGAAAGTTTGGCCGACATTTATATCAGGCAGGCACCACCTTAGAATGGCTGCTGCTTTTGAAAGAGTGGCAGAAGGTAAAACAAAGCGGTTAATTATTAATATGCCGCCCCGCCATACTAAATCAGAGTTTGCTTCATACCTTTTACCAAGTTGGTTTTTAGGGAAGTTTCCTAATAAGAAGGTTATTCAGACAGCGCACACAGCAGAATTATCGGTTGGCTTCGGTAGAAAAGTGCGAAATCTTGTGGATTCTGATGTTTATTCGACGATTTTCCCCGGTGTTTCGCTGCAAGCCGACTCCAAAGCTGCCGGTCGATGGAACACAAACAAGGCTGGTGAGTATTTTGCTATCGGTGTAGGTGGTGCAGTGACAGGTAAGGGTGCGGATTTGCTAGTTATTGACGATCCACACTCAGAACAAGAGGCTGCGCTGGCTGCAACCAACCCAGAAATCTACGACAAAGTGTATGAGTGGTACACATCAGGCCCAAGACAGCGTCTGCAACCGGGGGGATCGATTGTTATTGTGATGACTCGGTGGGGTTTGAGGGATTTAACGGGTCAAGTTATCAAAAATTCACTGCAAAGAGGGGGTGATGAGTGGGAAGTGATCGAATTTCCTGCGATTTTGCCCTCTGGGAACCCACTTTGGCCTGAATTTTGGTCGTTAGACGAGCTTTCTGCGTTAAAAGAGGAGCTTCCTAACTCAAAATGGCAGGCTCAGTACCAGCAACAGCCAACTTCTGAAGAAGGTGCCATCGTTAAGCGCGAATGGTGGAAGCTTTGGGAGAAAGATGACCCCCCAAGATGCGATTTCATTATTCAGTCGTGGGATACGGCGTACGAAACGACTACTCGTTCGGACTATTCAGCGTGCACAACGTGGGGTGTATGGACAACTGAGGAGGGTGAGACAAATATCATTCTTCTAGATGCCTATAAAGCAAGGCTTGAGTTCTTTGAGCTGAAAAAGAAAGTGCTTGAGCTGCATAAGGAGTACGAACCTGATGCGCTGATTGTGGAGAAGAAGGTATCAGGTATATCGCTTTACCAAGAGCTACGTCGTATGGGTGTGCCGGTGTCAGAGTTCACCCCCAGCAAGGGCAACGACAAGATAACTAGACTTAATTCAGTATCCGACATCATTCAGTCGGGGCGGGTGTGGGTGCCGAACACCAGATGGGCAGAAGAATTAATCGATGAGATTGCAGCTTTTCCCGCAGGCGAGCATGATGACTATGTGGACGCATCTACGTTAGCATTAGCACGTTTTAGAAATGGTGGCTTCTTACGTCTTCCCACTGACGAGCCCGATGAGGTGCAATACTTCCGTGGGTTCCGTGGCGCTAAGCGCGGTTACTACTTGAATTAGGAATGAATCATGGCTATTGATAAAGCACTGTACGAGATGCCCGAAGGACTTGAAGCCTTGGCACTTGAAGAAGCACCTATTGAGATTGAGATCGAAGACCCTGAATCCGTAACGATTGGTGTAGGTGGACTTGAGCTTGAGATTGAGCCGGGGGATGAAAACGAGGAAGAAGAGTTTGACTCTAATCTAGCCGAGTTCATGAAAGAAGGTGACTTACAGAAAGTTGCTAGCGATGTGATGGAGATGGTTGAAGCGGACATTACTTCGCGTAAGGATTGGGCCGACACCTATGTTAAGGGCTTGGATGTGCTGGGCCTACGTTATGACGAGGTAACTGAGCCTTGGGATGGTGCTTGTGGGGTGTTTTCAACACTGCTAACTGAAGCAGCGATTCGCTTCCAAAGCGAGTCCATCATGGAGACATTCCCGGCTGCTGGCCCCGTAAAGACACAGATCATTGGTCAGTTTACCCCTGAGATCGAGGAAGCAGGTAAGCGCGTGAAGGCTGATATGAACTATCAGCTAACTGACAAGATGCCTGAGTATCGGTCAGAGCACGAGCGTGCGTTATGGGGTGTTGCGCTGGCAGGTTCGTCATTTAAGAAGGTCTACTACGACCCATCGTTAGAACGTCAAGTTTCGTTCTATGTACCTGCCGAAGATGTCATTCTTCCTTATGGTGTAACAAATATTAGACGTACAGACCGCCTTACGCACATCATGCGTAAGACTAAGAATGACGTTAAGAAGTTACAGGTAAGTGGGTTTTATCGGGATGTTGATCTTGGTGAGCCTTACGCTAGTCAGACCGATATTGAGAAAGCCAAGGCGCAGAAAGAAGGCCAAGAGCCGACTAAAGATGAGCGGTATCAGATATGCGAGGTGCATATCGAGTATGACTTGCCGGGATATGAGGAAGAACTGCCACTGCCCTACGTCATTACTATCGACAAAAATACCAACAAAGTTCTGGCTATACGACGTAACTATAAAGAAGACGACCCTCAGAAACGTGCGCGGCAGCACTTTGTGCACTATATGTACATCCCTGGGTTTGGTGCTTATGGCTTCGGGTTAATACATATTATCGGTGGCTACGCCACAGCAGGCACCATGCTGATCCGTCAGTTGGTGGATGCAGGTTCGCTCTCTAATCTTCCCGGTGGGTTAAAGGCTCGTGGGCTGAGGATCAAAGGCGATGACACGCCCATCGCTCCGGGTGAATGGCGAGATGTAGATGTGCCGGGGGGTGCGATCAGAGACAACATTCTGCCGTTGCCTTACAAAGAACCTAGTCAGGTTCTCCTCGCCTTACTAAACCAAATCACCGAAGAAGCGCGAAGACTCAGTGGTATGGCTGATATGAAGATCAGCGATATGTCGAGTCAGGCTCCGGTGGGTACGACGCTGGCTCTCCTTGAGCGGCAGTTAAAAACGATGGGTGCTGTACAGGCTCGCATCCATGCGGCGATGAAAGAAGAGTTTAAGCTGCTCAAAGAAATTATCAGGGAGTACACCTCACCTGATTACAGCTACGTGCCGCAGGATGGCACACCGCAGGTTAAGGCTGAGGACTACGACATCGTAGAAGTTATTCCTGTGTCTGACCCCAACGCCTCGACGATGGCTCAGCGGGTTGTGCAGTATCAAGCCGCTTTACAACTAGCCCAAGGTGCGCCTCAGTTATATGACATGCCTCGCCTTCATAGGCAGATGTTGGATGTGCTGGGTATTCCTAACGCCGACAAACTAGTACCCCTGCCTGATGACCAGAAGCCCAAAGATCCTATAACCGAGAACATGAATGTGCTCAAAGGTGTACCGCTAAAAGCGTTCATTTATCAGGATCATCAGGCGCACATCACAGCACATATGACCTTCTTGCAAGACCCAAGCATTATGCAGACCATAGGACAAAACCCGATGGCGCAGCAGATGCAGGGTGCGATGATGGCTCACGTTGCCGAGCACTTAGGGTTTAGATACCGTCAAGAAATCGAACAGCGTGTGGGTGCTCCGTTGCCTGGGCCAGATCAGGAAGTGTCTGAAGCCGAAGAGCTGGCGATGGCTAAGTACGTAGCAGAAGCAGCCCAGCAAGTTCTACAGATACACCAAGCCCAAGCTGCACAGCAGCAAGCACAGGCAGTTGCTCAAGATCCGCTGGTTCAATTGCAGCAACAAGAGCTTCAGATCAAGATGATGGAGCAGCAGCGCAAAGCTCAGAAAGACCAAGCCGACACCGCACTTGCAGCCGCTAGGTTGCAGAACGAGGATAAGCGCATCCAGATTGATGCACAGAAAGAGAATGTGCGGTTAATGAATCAGAACCGACAGGCTGATAAAAAGATTCAGGCCGATTTACTTAAAACAGCGATGGCAAAAAGGAAAACTGAATGACCCATGAAAGGCAAATGCTGGATCACTTATTTAACAGGCTCAAAGAACGAGAGCGGGAAGTAAGTGAGGCGATGGCTGAAGGAAACTGTAAAGACTTTGCTGAATATCGAAATTTGTGTGGCGTAATCCAAGGTCTGCGCCGTGCAAGGATGGAAGTACAAGACCTTGTGCAACGTTATGAGGAATTTGAAAATGACTGATACAGCTCAAGCTGTGATTGAAGATGTTCAGCTAAAAGCCAAGCAATTGCCGATTGTTAAGGGGTACAAGATTCTTTGCACCTTACCTAACATCGAAAATAAATTTGATAGTGGGATTATTAAAGCAGACGCTACCGTCAAGTTTGAAGAGTTACTAAGTAACGTGCTCTTCGTTGTAGCACTTGGTGATATGGCGTATGCCGATCAGAACCGATTCCCCACGGGACCGTGGTGTAAACCAGGGGATTTCATTATTACCCGTGCCAACACCGGCACTCGCATCAAGATTCACGACCGCGAGTTTCGGATTATTAACGATGATTCCGTTGAAGCGGTGGTCGAAGACCCCCGTGGCATTCAACGTGCGTGAGGTGACATATGGCTGAATTTGAAAAGGTGGAATATAAATTTCCAGACGAACGTGAGCCTGAAAAGAAGGCTAAAGACGACGTTGAGTTTGAAATAGAAGTCGTTGACGACACGCCCGATCCTGATAAAGGACGCAAACCGCTTGAAGAGCCTGTCAATGAAGTAACCGATGACGAGCTTTCTAAATACGACGAAGGTGTACAGAAACGTATTAAGAAACTGTCGCACGGATACCACGATGAGCG